ATTGCGGAAGCTTCAGGCGGTGGCATAAACTATACAGCTTTAGCTTCAGCGATAGTATCAGCACTTACTGAAGTTGATACTTCCATAGTGCTTAACATAGACGGAAAGAACGTAGCTGATACAACAGCACCGTATATGAATACCGCAATAAATAAACTACAAGCTCGTCAGGAAAGACAGTTAGGCTTCGTATAAAGAGGTAACACATGGCAAAGACAAGACCAGAACTACCACAAAGTGCGTTCACAGTAAACGGTGTATGGTTTGAGGATATTATCCCTCACTACCATACGCTGAATACTGTTAATAGAAACCTTTTAGAAAAACAGCTCACACTTCGTGAAGCTAATACGGCTGATGGTGCTGTGCTGACAAACTCACGCTATCCAGTAAGAGAAATTGAAGTAGAGTATCTACTTGAAGCTGACGGATACTGGGAAGAGTTTCAGGACAGCTATCAGCTCTTAATGGAACAGCTTAATACACAGAACGCTGTTATCGTGTTTAATGGAGAGCCGGACAAATATGTTATCGGCTCTTTTGTTGCACCTTCACAGATAGACCAGGAACAGCACACACGAACTGGGAAATATAAGATAGTCTGTGCGGATCCGTTCAAGTATTCGGTAAATGAGTACATAGTGGCAGCGTCATCTAATCAATGGTCATTTAACTATGACGGAACTTATAAATCGCACCCTACATTTGTTTTTGACTTTCCAAAGACATTGGACGCTAATGGAGATAACACAGCAACTTCAGAGTGCGGTTATGTAGGACTGGCGACTCAAAGCGGTGCGGTTCTGCAATTCGGAGATCCAGACGAGAAAGACTGGGGTACAGTAACGGCACCGGCAATAAAGCCTATAGACAAGACATTCAAGAATGCTAATAGCTGGACACTAAATGGCTCTGCCACACTTGGTGCTAATTATGTTCAGACTGGTACAGTAGCAGCCAACAGTACAGATAACTATGTTTATCCTAACAGCTATGGTTCTGGTACAGAGTATCATGGGCCTTCCATTTCAAAGACATTCACAAACGCTTCATACAAGAACTGGAAGTGCAGTTTTAAGCAAGCATTCGGAGATGGTACAGACTCTGTGAAACAGAAGTATGGGTGTTTCCTTGCACTTGTATATAACAATAACAGCGGTACAAGGACACTTCTGGGCGGTCTGGAACTCCGTAAGACAGCCAAAAGCAAATCAACCAGTGTTTATTATTATGCCGGTTCAACTACCGCATTAAACTCAAAAAAAGCAATTTCAGTTGAATGCAAAAAGCTGGCGACATCTTCTATCACAAAACAAGGCCAGACAGTAACATTCAACTTTGGCGGTAAATCAGCCACAGCACAGCTTGACAGCACAAAAGCTGATTTACTTGCAAATGAGGTAGTATTCTACTTTGGACAGAAAAAGACTTCAGCTGCCATGAACAAGAACTATCTGTATAGTGCGAGAATGGAGCTGTTCAGTTATGACTATTACGGCAATATTGAGAACGTGTTCATGCCAGGCGATATTCTGACAGTAGATACACAGAACGCAGAGATCTACCTTGATGGTGGCGACAGCACAACACCGGCTAATAACATCGGTGCACTCGGCAACGACTGGGAAGATTTTGTGATAGTGCCAGGCACTAACCTTATACAGGCAGACTACAGCGACTTCACTACAGTACCACCTGACGCAATTATGAAGTACAGAAAGGTTTACTTATGATTCTATATTTTGCTAACAGAAACCTTGATATACTTGATACCGCTTCAACAGAGCTTCCTGATGGTATACGCATACTGTCAGACACCAAGACGGACAGCATAGAAACAGGATCTAAAACCTTTTCATGTACACTTGCACTTGATAACAGAACAAGACTTGGCATAGAAGAGAACTGCAAAGCCGGTAACTTTTTACTGCGTTCATCAGATGACGAAAACGAGTTTTACACCATCATAGAAAGCGAACTCAATACAGACAATGACGAGTTTAATATCTATGCGGAGGACGCTGGACTTGATATGCTGAACACAGTTGTACCGGCATTCACAGCACCTGTGGCACATGACATGAAGTGGTATATAAATCTCTATCTCAATGACTATGCCAAAGAATGGGAGATAGGCATTGATGAAAGTCCGTCAAGCACACAAAAGCTTGAATGGGACAGCGAAAGCACACTTACTGAACGTCTGCTGTCTATAGCTACTAACTTCAACTGCGAAATAGCATTTTCGTATTCTATCAAGGGACTTGATATAGAAAACAAGTATGTAGACATCTATTCTGAACGTGGCAACAAGATAGCACAGCACAACTACTACATTAACAGAGAAGTCAAGTCTATCACTACAAAGCAATCTATAGCAGACCTTGCTACGGCTTTTGAAGTCAAGGGCGGCACACTAAAGGGCAAATCAACACCTATAACACTTTCAGGTGCTAATTATTCGTCTGACGGAACTACAACTCATTCACCAAAAATACCTACCGATGATTATCAGATAGTAGGCTCACAGGTGCAATGTACATCCGCCAGGGCAAAGTGGGCGAGCCGTATAGATCCAGACGGATTATTTGTACGTCAATGGTCAATGGACGAAACCAATACACAGACATTGTTTTCAAGGGCGGTCGCAGAACTGAAAAAAGTTATAAACGGCTCTACTACATACGATGTTCAATTTAATGAAATGCCAGATGTAAAAGTGGGCGACAGAATAAACATCGTAGATGATAAAGACGAGATATACGTTGAAGCAAGGGTGTTGAAGCTGACTAAATCGGTCATAGCCGGAGAAGTATCAGCTGAACTTGGCGACTACATACTGAAAAAGTCAGGTATCTCTGAAAGACTACAGGCACTATCTGAAGCGGTCAGAGAACAGGCTTTGTCTGCTACTACCATTTCTATAACTTCCACTAACGGAATGAACTTTACTAATACCGACATAGATACCACATTACAAGCTACTGTATTCTATGGCGATGAAGGTATCATAACGCAAGTAAGACTTGAGGAAGTGTTCGGAAGCGGTGTAGCGGTCAAATGGTATCGCAATGGCACACTTGTAGGAAGTGGTTTTACATACTACGTTAATTCAGCTAATGCAAGTGAAACATATATTGTAAGGGTAGAAGTATGACGGTAAGAGCAGAACAAGAGATAACATTAACAAGGGTAAATGACGGAGATAACGGAGTAAAGGTCTTTGACGGAACAGCTGGAAGTGTTGTAACAGTTTCAAACGCTTCAGCTTATCCAGCACTTGAGCTTGTCGCAGATATTATACCGATACAGCCTAACGACTATGACAGCGTATGGGTTGGCGGTGCAGGTAAAAATATTTTACCGTTTCCATATAAAGGTGGGGCAAGCCTGTCGGCAAACAATGTAACTGTAACAGTAAATGCCGATGGCTCCGTACATGTAAAAACCAACGGCACGGCTTCGGCACAAACACAATTTAATTTGCGTGCAAGAACAGACAACGATTGGTATTTGCCAAACGGTACATATAAATTGTCAGGGTGTCCGTCAGGTGGCTCATCATCAACATACGAAATTGGAATCAACAGAACACAAAACGGTGCGAATTATGTAGTTGGTCACGATTACGGGAGTGGTGTTGAATTTACAGCGAGTGATAACACACAGCCGTATGGCGCATATATTATGATTCGTAATGGCGCAAGTATTGACGCTACATTTTATCCTATGTTAAGGGTTTCTACCGCTACAGATACTTGGGAGCCTTACGAGAACATCTGTCCAATATATGGACACGACCATTGCAATGTTGTGGTATCGCCTACGCTGCTGGATACAGACGGAACAACATATACTACTAACTTTCCACAAGTGGTCTATGGCGGTACGTTAGACGTTGTTAAGGGCATACTGACAGTAACGTATGACAACATCGCTTCGTACAATGGCGAAACACTTAACGGAGAGTGGATAAGTGACCGAGATGTATATGCAAGTGGCACAACACCGACCACAGGTGCTCAAGTCGTATACGAAGTGGATACACCGACAGTATACAGCGTATCTCCAAAGGATATTGAGCTTATTACCGGCACTTGTAACGTATGGGCGACTACTGGCGATATAACAGACTTTCGTTACGCTGAAATATCACCAGCAACACTTGAAACATTCGGAGAAGCACGAAAGATCGCTGTCAAATATGTAACCGACATGGGCGATGACGGAATTATTGTCCACCCTGAAGGCGACACTTCCAACTATGCCAAAATCAATGCTGAGGGCATGGACATTGTTAAGAATGATGAGAGTACGGCTTTTTACGGAGATTATGCAAGGGTAGGGAGCGAAAGCTCATCAAGAATAATGATTTACCCTACAGACATTTCTATGCTCAATCAAGATGGAGCAGAAACATTCAGGGTCAAGACATTAGATAAGACACGTTCAAGGAAAGTATATAGGAACATCGGTTACTGGGTAAATGCACTTGGTACTGGCAATTTAGATATTGCCGACATTATGGCAGAGATACCGAGTGCTTCATATTTCTACTTGTATGTTACGGCTAATGGTTCACCTGAAGCAACAGAGCTTCAATTCCAAAAGGGGACTACCGCTACAAAGACAGCAAGTTATGGCGGTGGAAGTGTAAGTATAACATATAACGGAACAACTGACATTTTTGCAGTAGACAATACTTCCAGCTCTGACATATCTACCATATTAGCGATAGCATGGGTAAAGTCAGCAACATGGTCAAGGGTTGAGGTAGACCAGATACCATTAGATTATGTTGTAGATCAAGGACACAATACAGATGGTTGGGACTATGTTTTATTCGCAAGTGGCAGAGCTGAAGCGTGGCTGACAGTTACATGGACAGGCACTTTGTCAACATCTAATGGCGGTTGGTACTCCACTAATGAATCTGATGGTATTGCTACAGCTAATATGCCAAGTGAAATATTTGTAACAGCAAACAACAGCCAGCCTATATACAGAGATGTTACCGCATACCAGGATATGTATGGTTTATCCTCTGCAAAGGCTAACGTAACACCTGTTTTATACAATGTTGAGAACAGTTACTCAAGCAGATATTTTGGCGATGTTCAGCTTATGAGAGGTAATTCGTATTCAACATCAAGAACGTATGTTATAAACTGTCACGTTATGATACCAGCTAAATCTAACTGGCAAGATTATATATAAGGAGAAACTATGAACTTCGGGACAAAACTACGAACAGTGCTTGCGATAGCCACATCGCTGAACACAGCACTCATGGCAACAGACCTTACAGGCTTCCATAACTCAACAGTAGACATCATCTATAAGGTGGTGTCTATTATTTTGAACTTCATTATCGTGGCTTGTGTAACGTACTACAACAATGACTACACAGAGGAAGCCTGTATAGGTACTGGCATGACAAGACAGCTCAAGGCAGAAAAAAAGCCTGACTATGAAGGCGAAACTTTCTTTGATAGCGGAGAGGGGGAACTTGACGATGACCAGTCCGATCTATAGACAGAATGACAGCAGATGGTCAAAACTTCCGTATCCAAGTAAACCTTACAACATCGGTAGAAGTGGCTGCGGAAACTGTGCAGTAAACCATTGTGTAATGGAAATGCCGAAGTATGCCAACTACACACCAGCTTCAACAAGAAAAGTCATGCTTCCGTATGCTACCAGAGGTAACGGAACAAAGTGGGCTGGTATCAAAGCTGGACTTGAACATTATGGTTATAAGGTCAAACAAATTGGTAACGGAGTTATAAGCAATCCGTCATCTGTATGGACAGAACTCAACAAGGGTAATCGCATAGGTGTTATCCGTATGGTATCAGGTAAGCGTGGTGGGGTACGATGGACTTCATCTGGACATTACATTATGTTTCAGGGATACAAGGTCAAGAACGGAAAGCACTACTTCAAAATCAAAGACAGCGGATTTCGTCATAACGATGGCTGGTTCAGTTATGAAGGCACTATGAAAGGTATGTTCGGTCCGATATTTATAGCTGAACGTAAGGATCCGAAAATCATGGCCACCAAGAAATACAAAGGCGAACTTCCGACTACCACTTTGAAACTCGGCTCAAAGGGCGAAGAAGTTAAAAAGTGGCAGAGATTCCTCAATCACGTTTACGGAGAAGTACCAAAGGCTAATCCTGTAACAGTAGATGGCAAATTCGGATTAAAGACAGACGCATGGACAGGGTGCTTCCAGTATCAGAACAATCTCACAGAAGATAGTGTAGTAGGGAACAATACGCTGTCAAAAGCAAGGACTTTCGGAGAGTAAAACAATGACTTATTTAGAATACATTATCCCAGCTGTAGCACTTATAATTGTACAGATAATAATTAGTGCAAAACAGCAGAGGGTACAAGATGTTCGTTTTGAGATGACAATAAAAGAGATCCGAGATGACATTCAGCGTCTGGAAGCTGCACAGACTAAACACAACAATATCATTGAGCGTGTAGTGATCCTTGAGCAGAATGACAAGGCTCAATGGAGATATATAGACGCAATGAAGGACAAAAAATAAGGTACAGAGCGACTACACCTACACACATGAGAAACGATTTAGAAATAATAACAAAACAGTTTCCAGCTGAACAGAACGTATTAAGAGTGTACGCACTCGGCGATATTCATGTAGGTTCTGAACAGTTTGACGAGAAGTCAGTAAAAAAGAAACTGAAAATAATTGAAGAGGACAAAGAAGGTGTACTGTGTCTTTGCGGAGATCTCGGCGACTACGGACTAAAGAACTCCAGAACCAACGTATATAAAGCCACTATGCAGCCACAGGAACAGCAACGTTACATATACGAACTGTTTTATCCAGTAAAAGATAAGATAGTATCGGCTGTGCCTGGCAATCACGAAGAGCGATTAACCAAAGAAGTTGGTATCTGTCCGTTATATGATCTGTGTGTTCTGTGGGGTATTCCGGACGTATACCGAGAAAACGTAGCTATAACAAAGTACATCTTTGGCAATCAGGGCAACAAACAGCCTAACGTGTTCTTTGGTATAACTACGCATGGTTCTACAAGGGCGAAACACAAAAGGTTCATTGCGTGTTTTGAGGGTATAGATTTTGCCATATCAGGTCATATGCATACACCTGAATATTCTCCGCATGGAAAAATTCGTGTAGACAGAGTGCATGGCAACGCTACTCATGTAACGTATAAAGAGATAGTTGTGGACGCTAATCTGTCCGTAGGCGGTTACGGCATAAAAAAAGAGTATGAGATACCGCCACAGCCGGAACTACAGTATCTTGAACTTGCGACAGTAAGAGAAGGGAACAACTCAAGAACGCTTCATAGGATAATGAATTATCACACGATACAGATTATCTAACGATATAAAAAAACCGCTTAAATCGGCGATTTTAAGCCTTATATTTGATTGTAACGTGCGTACTTATACAGTTTGACATTGTATGGGGGTTTTCCGTAGCACGTTATGATACCAGCTCTGCAGCGAAAAACTGAAATGTAGTATTGTTTTGGTTCAGTAGATTTTTGCCTCCACAGCAGAGCAGAAGAGGCCTGTTAATTCAGGCCTCTTTTTTATTTGATATAAAGTTTTGCTTTGTATGGAGTTTCGCCTTGCAGTATTGTTTCGCCATCATATTCCTTATATTTACCGCCATATATTTCAGCCTGGCAATCTTCTATGTTATCAAGATCTATTTTGTTTTGGTCTTTTCGTGCGATATATCCTATTTTTACATCATTAACATATACAGCGATAGCATTAGCGTCATATTCGTTATCAGGTTCAGGAACAAGCATAGCCGGATAGCGTTCTACTTCATACTGATACACACGGCCATACACTTCTTCAATAAATGCCTTCTTTGATAATCTATAATCTTCGCTTTCATCATAAAGAAGGCTTTTTAATTCAGACTGGTTATAATCAAAACCTGATACAAAGTATTCACTGTATTTAGGGACGGTATCTCCCTGAAGCTTTTTCATATAGTAGTTATAACCGCCTTTAATATCTCTGCACGTTGCGTCCTTGTAATTATCTTTTTCGTTTGGATCAAAACCTAACTTTTTGAAACACTTCAAACATATTGCTCCATCGGAGAGGGGAACATACTTTTTAAACATTCCCAAAGAAGCACCACAGCATTCACACTTCATAATCTTAATATCCTTTCATAAAAATAATATTGCAAAGGGTAATACTTGGTATTATAATAACAGATGTAAGGAGAAAAAACAATGGCAGAAAAGAAAGCGAAAATATGTATATCAATAGATCCAGAACTATTGGCAAAGATAAAACAAATGGCTGAAGCGGAGAACAGACCACTATCTAATATGTTAGAAGTCTTACTCCGAGAGCAAATAGAAAAGTAAATAGAATAGGTGTATTCTATACCTAACTGTTCCGATAATCATAATTTTGGAGCAACAATTAAGAGGGTAGGGTATAGAATACATCGCAACAGAAAGGCGGTGTATTTTTTTATGTTACAGACAAGATTTGTCTATGGTACAGACTTGGTAGATCTAAACCAAAGTCTTAACAAGGCTTTATCTGAAATCAATTCAGAAAAAGTGAATGTGCAGTATTTTCTGGACAAGTACATAGCAATTATTGAGTATGGCATAGAAGAAGAGTACAAAAAGGAAATCTGCTGTGATTGTGCGTACTGGGACGACAGCCACAACACAAATAATTTAATCGGTATTTGTCAGCTCTGCGGTAAACGTAAGAGGTTTTCAGACAAGGCCTGTCCGAGTTACTTGGATAAAAGGGCATAGGGGGTGTAGTAATGAGAAAGTATCGTATCAGAGAAAACAGCATACTGGATAACCTTATAAAAGCACTTCCGGCAGCGGTAATCCTGACACTCGTTATAGTTATGGCTGGTCTTGGCAATCACTTCATTGACGGAATAGGGGTGTAAAGATGACACAGTATGAGAGAATACTTGATTACCTTGACACCTTCGGTTCTATCACTCCAATGGAAGCATTTTTGGACTTGGGCATAACTAAACTGGCTACAAGAATATCAGAAATGACAGCTGAAGGCATGGAGTTTAACAAAGAACGTGTCAAGGCTAAAAACCGCTATGGCGAAAGCGTAAGCTATATGAGGTATTCAAGGAAGGAGATTTAAATGGAAGATTTACTAATGGATTGTATCAGCGAGCTGTGTTTAAAGTGCGGTAAGTACGAAACATCACACAATGGAAGCTGTGACGATTGCAGATGGTATGAGCTTAAAACTGAAGGCTATAAGCGTGACACTGATACCATGCTCGCCATAGCTGAAGATCTGATAGTGAATTGCGAAGCTGAAGAATGCTATCGCATAGAAATAGACGAAGCCGGAAACGAACACAAATATCCAAGCTGTCCGTTTTTAGATCGTGATGGCGGTTGTAAGATTGAAGATCCGACTTCATGGAGAATATAGGAAGGAGTGCTAACTAATGGGATATACCTTAACGAAAGAACTTATAGATGTTTATAATTGGAGACCACTTGACAATGAAAAATGTTTTTCATTTGTAGACTGGGACGCAGCAACTTTAGGGAGTGATGAACTAACACGCAGAGAGAAACGAATTGAACGTGGAAGGCCGAGATATGAAATCAGTTTTTACGTGATCCCTAAAAAGGGGAAAAGAGGAACGTGTATAAGGCTTCACTTTGATGATAATGCTGAATACATCAAGACCGAAACATGGTCATCACTTATTGGTAAGAAAGAGCTTAAAGCTATAGTAGATGATGCTTTTGAATATCTTATAAAAAATGGGTGGGTAAGGAAGGAGAACTAAATTGAACTACGAAGAATTAACAATGGTCAATGATGACCTTAAATCGGTAAAGATACAAGGCAAGCCATATGTACAAGTCAATGACAGAGTACAAGGCTTCAGACAGCTTTTACCGATGGGAGATATAAAAACTGAAATGGTCGTATATATCCCAGATGACTACTGCGTGTTCAAGTGCGACATATACGATGAAGATGGCGAACACTTATCAAGTGGCTACGCACAGGAGAACATTGACAAGAATAGAAACATAAACAGAACCAGTATGCTTGAGAACTGCGAAACGTCAGCTGTAGGCAGAGCGTTGGGCTTCCTCGGTATAGGTTCTGTGGACAGTATCGCTTCAGCTGATGAAGTGAACAAGGCTATAAACAAAGGTAAAGAGCTTGACGAGAAAATAGGCGATGACCTGGCAGCCGATTTAGTCATGGATCTGATGAGTGCCGGACAATCTCCTGACGTAGTAGTCAAGTATAACAAGGTGGCTGATCTGTCAGAGCTGACATTTGAGCAATATAACAACGTGCGGAAAAGGTATCTAAAGAAATGACAAAGTCCATACTACAACAGGAAAAGGAATGCTTCGTTACTCATGCTAAATATGGTCTGCACAAACATCATATCTATGGTGGGCCGAACAGACGCATATCAGAAGAAAACGGTTTTTACATTTATTTGATACCGAAGCTGCACAATATGAGTAACGAAGGTATCCATTTCAACAAGGACTTTGACCTGTACGTTAAAAAGCTGTGTCAGGCTGAATATGAAAAGACACACACCAGAGCAGAGTTTATGGCTCTTATAGGAAGGAACTACCTATGATTGATTTAATGAACGAGCTGAATAGTCTTAACTCGGCACTATCCGCTTCAATACGTCAGCTGGAAAAGTACGGACAGGAAAGAGCTGAAGCAGAACGTGATTATAAGATTGCGTTGCGATCTGAAGCTCTGAAACTTCGTGAGGAACAAATGGCTGTCACTTTAATAGATAAGGTGGTATACGGCATTCCAGAAGTCGCTAATTTACGATTTAAGCGTGATATAGCCGAAACAATGTATAAGACATCACTTGAGAGGATAAACACGTTAAAACTACGAATACGCATTATAGACGCACAATTAACAAGGGAATGGCATTCAAATGGATAATATAAAGAAATTAAAAACACCATGCTTCAACTTCTACCCTGAAAGCTTTTTAGGCGGTATCAGAAAGATGACCGATAAGGAAGTTGGGATCTATATCAAGGCTCTGTGCTATCAATTCAACGAAGGTGCTATTGATGAAGAAGAGTACCAGGCCTTCCCTAAAAGGGTTCAGGATAAATTCATTCTGACTGAAAAAGGCTATGTAAATCCAAGACTTGAGTTTGAGCGAGAACGTAAGGACAGATACAAAGCTAACAGAATGAAAAATTTAGAAGGTAAACCTTTAGAAGAAAGATTGAAAGCAGCCGGTGTAATCAAGTGATTTTTATTTATCCCATATGGGAACCCTTATGAGATACCATATGCAATCCCATAAGGGTGTCCATAAGATAAATAGAAATAGAAATAGAAATATAAATATATATATTTATTTAAAAAAGGAGAAAAAATGAACAAGGTATTTTTGATAGGAAATCTGACCAAAGAACCAGATGTTAAATACACAGTAAGTGATAATCCTACTTGCGTGTGTAAATTCAGTTTAGCGGTCAATGATGGCTACGGAGATCAGCAGAAAACCAGCTTTATAAACATAACCGTTTTCGGTAAGAGTGGAGAGAACTGCGAGAGGTTCTTGAGCAAGGGAAGTAAAGTAGCTGTAGAAGGACATATACAGACCGGCTCTTACGAGAAGGACGGAAGGAAAGTATATACAACAGACGTTATCGCAAAGAGCATAGAGTTTTTAAATAATGCTCAAGATAACAGATTGCCTTAAGGGGGTGTAAACATGGGAGTATTAGATAGATTGTTAAATCAGGACAGCTTCACAGAAGCCTTTGACAAGTTACAGGAAAATCATAAGAAACTTGTATCAGAATATGAAACACAGAAGGCGGTCAACAAGGAACTGGCAGAAGATTATATCCGCCTGGAACAGAAGTTAAGTGTGCTTGAGTTAGATCCGGAGCAACACATAGAAGCCGAGATCGAAAAGCGTACACTTGACCTTGAAGCCGAGTACGAAGAGAAGATGAACCATAAGTGGTACGGCATAGGCAGACAAGACGCTTATAGAGAAATGGGCATCAGAAGCATAGAAGCACACGAAAGAGGTAATATCCTTGTTCAGCTTCCGAATGGCGAGATAGTTGAGCAGATACTTGATATTGAAGATGTTAAGCCAAGTGTCGATGGTGTGGTATCTGATGACGAGATACTTATAGATGATTTGGTGGAGGTAGAGGAATGAATATAGATGACAACACGCAAGCGAGAGATACCCTGTGGAATATGAAAAACTCATTTGAGAACCGAGCAAGAAGTCTATACAACTATGGATACAAAGACGGATACGAACAAGGGCTGAAAGACGCATCGGGCGAGTTAATTAGAAAAATACTTGAGGAAAAGGCGGTGGTGCAGAATGAGTGACTTAATAAGCAGAGCCGATGCGGTCAAGGCTATCCGCAAATGTAAGTTTGATAGTGATATGACGTCATATTGGTACAGAGGTATGGAATGCGCACAGAACATTGTTGAGCAACTACCATCAGCCGAAGCCGAGTGGATTCCGAGAGAACACTTTGACGTTCTAAAAAAGAATTACGATATGTTGGCTGGACTTTTGAAAGAGGCAAAAGCGAGAGCAATAGGAGCATGGATCCCATGCAGTGAGAGGTTGCCGAGCGAGAGCGGTGATTATATTTGTACTATTCCACTTAATGCGGAAGAAACCTATACAGAAGTGCTGACATTCCATAAAGGCAGATTCTACGAAGATGATGACGAATGGGGAGCAATATATCATGACGATGTCCTCGCATGGATGCCGTTACCGGAGCCGTATGAAAGGAGCAACAATGAGTGACTTAATAAGCAGAGCCGATGCAATAGAGGCACTCCGTGGATTATTTGATATGAGGAAAAGCAGAGCGAAGGTTATCGTGGAATGTTTTTCAGAACAAATCAACACACTCCCATCAGCCGAAGCCGAGTGGATTCCGTGCAGTGAGAGGTTGCCGAGCGAGAGTGACTACTATTTGGTAACAATTATAAATGCGTTTGACGAAAAAGAAGTTTGCGTTATATGGTTTGCTCACAGTTACGGTATATCAGAATGGAGAGAAATAATTGATAGTGATATTGTCATCGCATGGATGCCGTTACCGAAGCCGTACAGAGAGGATGGTGAAGCATGAGATTCGATTATTGCAAAGCAAAATTGCATACAGCGTGCGGAGAATACAAACATGACCATTGCGAGATGTGCAATATAGCAAGAGCGTATCAGCATGGTTGCGAAACAGCACAAGAGGATATGTCCAAGACAGGGTGGATTCCAGTAAGCGAGAGGTTGCCAAAAGAAAATTCGAGATATTTAGTTCAAATGAGTTATGGAATAATGCAAGTGTTAAGTTGGGCAAATATCTTGGAAAAAGTAGACGATTTTGATTTCTATAATAAGAAACATGGTGGTTGGTATGAACTTGACAGCGAGTGGGGATATTGTGAAAGACACGAGGTTATTGCATGGATGCCACTACCGAAGCCGTATAGAGAGGAGAACGAAGCATGGCGATGATAGAGATACCGATGAAGCGTAGAGGAATAATCTACTGTTCAGATTGCAAGTTCAAGCGTCTGTATGACGAAGGTGATACAAAATATTACTACTGTGCTTTAGAGGACAGACCAAACAGGAACTGGAGCGTAGATGACACAGATTACTGTTCTTGGGGAGAGGAAAGCGAGGTACAGAATGACTAGGGAAGAAGCGATAGCAACACTTGAAGATATTATTGAAACATACCGAAATGATGAAGAATATAAAGATTGGGTTGAGGCTTGTTCCTATGCTATCAATCTAATTGTAATGAGGTGGGGAAAATGACAAGAGAAGAAGCAATAACGATATTAACCGAAACACAAGTTGTTTATTTTGCACCAAATGGCAAGGAGAAAGTACAAGAAGCACTTAACATGGCAATAGAAGCACTATCCGAGAGAAATATAGCAAGAGACATTGCGACAATCCTTGAAAACGAGCAAGACATGAGAGTGATGCTCCAGAACGCAGAAAGACCAAAGGGCGAGTGGATTGATGTTGAGAACGAACCATATTGTGAGTGTAGTGTGTGCGGATCGTACATAGACAACCTTGATGATGACTATGCGTTCTGCCCACGCTGCGGAACGAAAATGAAAGGCGGTGCGGAATGACAAGAGAAGAAGCAATACGATTGCTCCTTGTTGAAAAAAGTACAATCATAGAAGTTGATGGGAACAAGGGAGCAGAGAAAATGATACAAGCCTACGACATGGCAATAGAAGCACTAACTAACGTGCAAAATATGCACAAAGGTGAGTGGAGAACAGGCAAACCGAAAAAACAAGGGGAGTACACTGTCACTGTTAAGTCAATGCGTGGTGGCATGGTTGAGTTGCTTTATTACGGGAAACCAATTATGCCAAACTATAAAGTCAAAGGAATGTGTTGGTATCGTAGTGATGACGAATGGGGCGATGTGGTATATGACGATGCCGACATACTCGCATGGCAACCATTACCAACACCATATAAGGGAGAGTGATGATGAATGACAGACATAACAACATATTGCGATATTATAGCAGATTGTAAAGATTGTCCGATGTACGGTAAATCTTGTTGCGGAGAAAGGAGAACGGAATGATATTAAGTTGGGTTTTAATAATAATAGTTGGACTTTTAGGTATAGGCGGTGCGGTTTCGGCAATCGTATTTTGCGAAACGATGGGTGGAAAGGTTGGAATCGCAATAGCATCAATAGTTGTTGCATTTGGGTTATGTGGTCTGACGTTTTGGCACTTGTACTACACCGAAAGTGGCAAGAGAGCACAGAAAACTTTTCATTCAGAAGTGGGTGGCGGTTTATACAGGGTGGTCAAGGTCTATGATATGCAAGGTGAGCAGATAGCAGAATATAAGGGCAAGTTTGATTTGGAAGAACACCAGACAGACGGAGTAACCAAAATCAAGTTTGACAGTGGCGGTAAAAGGCACATCATATATTGTTCTACTGGAACAGTTATCATAGACGAATCAACCGAAAGTGAGGCAGAAGAGTAATGGGAAAGATAGATGTTGAAACACTAACAGATAAATGCTTTGTAGATTGTAACCAGTGTGACATACATTCCAGAGAAGATGGAAGGCTTGTATGTTCAAATCAGTTTATTTGTAAGTGCGGTGCAAAGGCAATGTTATATGAACTTCAACTGCGGTTTGAGGAACAATCACACGAAGCATACAAGAAAGACATTGCCGGAATGAAAGAACACGTTATATGGGACAGAGCCATTAAGGTTTTAGAGGAGTACATGGAATGAAAGCTAAAGAATATCTAATGCAAGTTGGTATATTAGACGCAAGGCTTAAAACCATTGACGCTAATATAGAACGGATCCGCAAGGAACTGTACTCACTTGATGACATCAGCTTAACTTCCGTCTGGGGAGATGGTCAGCCACATGGTACGAAGATCGGAGATCCAACAGGCACTAAAGCGTCAAAACTTGCAGACGCTTCCAGTAAAAGAAAAGAACTGCTGAAGCGTGAGCTTATAAATCTTGAGTACAAAGAGATTGTCACACGTTCACAGCTCTGGTCTAAAAGAATGGAAGTTGTAGAGAAACTGACACAGATATTAAAGTGCGATGATCCGTTGTCAAGAACATACTATGAGATATTACAGCTGCGTTACATAGATGGCTGTACATGGGAGCAGATAGCGGTCAACATCAACTATTCTTTCAGGCACACAGTAAGATTACATGGCATAGCATTAAAGAGAATGGAAGAGGTGTTACAAAATGGGCAGTAGATGTTTTGCATACGAAGAGTATATGTTAAAAGGAATTAAACACAAAGGCTGTGAGATACTGAACAGAAAAGCATTCATTCAGGTACAGCGTAAGTGGGGTGGGTGCAGCATAAGAAACTGTCCATTCTACAAAGAGGACAGAGACCAGATCAGAAGCGACATTGGTTTATATCCGATGAGCAACAAACAGAAGTATGACCAGAAGAGATACTATGACCTGAACTACAAAGGCATGGCTAATCTGCTGAAGTTTGATTAACGTGTCATAGAATGTCATATAGAAAGTGTGTTATTGTTATAATGGCCTTATGGGTAAATGTAATACACTCCTTTCTGAAAAGGGCGAGAGCATAGAGCTTCCGCCTTTTTTATTTATAAACGTGGGGGCATATCATGGCAGAAAAGAAAACAGAAAAGAAAACTACAAAGAGTACAGCAAAGAAAAAGAATACTTGTGTAGTCAACGGACATACTTACAAGATCCTTGAGGAAACAGAGAACACCTACAAACTCACAGATGGTGTCATTCACTTCTGGGTAAATAAGAGGAATGCCGAAAGAAACTAAAGCCTTCTATCACACAATGGCATGGAAGAACACACGCAAGGCATATAGCCAAAGCGTAGGCGGTCTGTGTGAAAGATGTTACAGCAAAGGCATAGTAGCACCGGCAGAGATAGTACACCATAAGATACCACTAACAGAGGACAACATATCTGATACTAACATCACACTCAACTGGAATAACCTTGAAGCTCTATGCAGAAAGTGTCATGCAGAAGTACA